CCACTCCTGTCTGCTACCCGCCCATTACAGTGAGCACCATCACACACTGTTCCCTTGACGCCTATCCGGTAATGGTGCACTATTGAGTTATCCGGTTCGGGGAAACGCCCTGACGTATTGAGGAGGAAATAATGAACCCAATCACGAACGCAATTCTCCAAGTGTGCTATATCCGGCAACTCATTATCTACTTCACGGGTAAATCTGCGCGCATCTCCAACCGCGTCAACGAGGTCGATATCTACCGTGTGAGTGAGGACCTGTGGGAGGTCGATGACGGTGAGCGCATCACCACCGTGAACGAGATTGCTCTGATTGATTTCCTGAGCAGGGGGCTGTCATGGAAGTGATTACCGACCTGATGGTTAAGTTCCTGTCGTACAATGGTGCGATCATCTATTTCATTGACACGTTTAATTGCACGGTCAAGGTGGAGGGTGTGAAGTTTGAGATGTGCAGGTATGAGAACAAGTGGGTTGTGAGTGCTTCTAACGAGTTCACTGCACGTCTCCACACACGCGGCTCTATTGAGCGTGTGAAGGCGCATCAGAGGGTCGTGTGTGACGAGGTGGGTGTGCTGCTGGCGATGAAGGGGGCGATCAGGGTTGCCAGAGAAAGTGACCGCGTGGCTTGAGTTCTGTGGGTTCCACACCGAGTATGCGTACCACTGGTTGCACGTTGAGTGTGGTGAGGTTTCAGTACAGGTGAAGCGGATTAACTCGAAGACCTATCTGGTGATGGGTGACGGTTTCAATAAGCGTATTGTCGGAATGGACAATCTGATCAGTTTCTTGGATGGTGTTCTTAATGCGTAACTTCTGGCGTCTGTATGGGTACGCGATTTACGGGTGGACTCTCCTCATCCTGGTGGGCATCATCCTGGGGGCACTCTTCGGAATCGGGTTCTTTGCGATCGGCTACCTGACAACCCTCATCCCAGTGGTATACTGAGACCGCTGCCTGACCTCCTCGGTAGTGAACCGCCCCACCTGACACGAAGTTAGGTGGGGCGGTTCCTTGTGCTCAAGGTACCGGGTCACACTACCCGCTCGGACACGGTCTCCAGGTCGCTCCACGCCTGATTGGAGACCGGGCCCCACACGCCGTCATCGTCGACACCCAGAGCCCTCTGTACGGCCTGAACAGTCCTGTCATGGGCAGCCATACTGGCCTCACCCCAAACACCGTCAGGATCGGTTCCAACCACCTTCTGCGCGTACTCAACGCCGAAGGGGAATGACTGCCCACCCCACCGAGAGGCGGACACCAGGGCCAGGAGCCGGCCGATCGTGTCCGGCCCGATGAGTGCATCCGGCACAGCCCCGATCGCCCGCTGCACGTCCTCAAGACGCCGCTTGTGATCCGGCAAGTCAGGGGCCCCAGACCCGTCCCACGGGTACCTGATGCAGTGGTGCAGCCACGCCCACTTACGGTGCTGACGGCGCACGAGCCCACCGTTGTCCCACGAGTACTCGCTTGTGTTGAACTCGATGGTGTTGACACCCTCAGCGTCCGTGCTCTCGACGACGCCAATGTGGTCGCTCACACCGTCATCATTCCAGTCGAACGTGACCATGTCGCCCGCCCTGGCAGCGCCGGGTGGCAGCAGCCAGCCACGTGCACTGGCAGTGTTCTCCCGTGCAGGCACATAGGCACTGTCGAAGTCGGTGATACCGATCTTGCGCAGGCAGTAGGTCATGCCCATGTCGCAGAAGGGGACGCCGGACTGACCGAACGTGGCACCGTGACGGGTGGCGTAGTCGCGCCCGTACCTGGTGCCCTCCTCCTCGTCGTCCCATCGGGAGTAGCCGACCTCAGCGGCGCAGGCGTTGATGAAGTCCTGTGCGGTAGGCATGGTCACTCAGCCTCGTGGCGGGGCTGGTACTCAGTCGGTGCAGTGTCGCGGTTGACGTTGGCACCGGCGATGGCGAAGAACGCGGCCCCGATGGCGTTGAGGGCCGCCGCACTGTCGCCGTCTATGACTCCCCGAACAGTCAGGTAGGTCATGACGGCGGTCATGAGGCCGTACGCCCATGTGCGGAAGCGGGGCGCGGTAGCAAGAGTGATGATGTCCTTCACTGGTTTCCCTTTCGTACGGTTCTCAGGATCTCTGAGAGCATCTCAGTGTGCTGGTCGTATGCGCTAGTCCCATGGTTGGGGCGCGAGTTGAAGGCGGCGCTGTTGACCTTGCACTCGATGGAGTCTAGCCGTTCCATGACACCAGGTCTGCGCGGTACGCCCGGGCGGGCCTCTTCTCCTCGCCAGTCGTCGAGGAGGTCCTCCAGGGCCTTGAAGCGGTGGTGGAACCATCTGGCTACGCTGACGAGGGCCCCTGCGATGGTGATGAGGGCGATGATGAGTCCGGTGTCGAAGTGGATCATTTGAAGACTTCCGTGAAGGTGTTGCGCGCCTTTGGGGTGTCGAAGACGATGAGTCCTCGTCGCCAGGCGTTTCTGAGCATCTGCATGATTCTGTCGTTGGGTTTGACGTATATGTCCCCTTCCTTGAGGATGCGGTGGTCGATGCAGTACATGACCTCTTTGCGGGGCCTGTACTCCTGGATGGCGAACCTGGGCAGGTCGGTCCACACGGAGAAGCATCCGGCGCGTGTGCGCACGGTGCAGTAGTAGTTGGCGCTCCCCGATTTCCTGCCGATGAAGTCGGCGCTGTTGTCCTTGAAGGTGTTGTCAATGGCGTAGCGTGCGTACTCCTCGTCGGTGTCCATGATGAACTTGCCGAAACGGGTCTGTGCGACATCGTTCTTGAACTGGCTGTCGTCCGCGAAGTGGCAGACGATGAAGCCGTCACCGGCGCGCACGAACTCTGAGTTCGGCCTGATGTCCCACTTGAGCATGTAGGGGTTCATGATCGACGCTGAGTTGGAGAGCATGAACACGGTCGTCTTGTCCTTATACCTGTCCACGGTCAGGTAGAAGTTGTTGAACACCTGCACCTCGTTGTCGAGGTACCGGATCTGCGGGTTCTCGATGATGAACTCATCGAAGATGACGGTCGTGACCATCGGGTAGGCGACCGACTTCTGCGCCTGGGAGATGCTCAGGACACTGAAGTAGCCGATCGTCTGCCACTGCTTGTCACCTTCAAGGCGCATGACGGCCTCGTTCCCGTGGACCGCGAACTCGTAGCCCGGGAACTCGTGGGAGATGTCATCGAAGAACGTGAACCGGCCCTTCTGCTCCACTTTATGTCGTCTCAGATAGATGAACTGTTCACCCTTCCTGACGGCGTTTGTGATGGCGATCCGCTTCGCCCCATACGTCTTACCAGTACCACGGGACCCGACCACCATGAGGTATCGGGCCCCATACGACCTCACCTTACTGAAGTCGTAGTAGTGCGTAACTCCCATTAGAGATGTCTCCGTACAGTCCACCACGCCGCATTCCTGAGCATGGCGATCGAGTTAATGTGTGGCCCCCTGTTAGGGCCTCCGTGCCCAATAGTATGGGATCCATCCCCTGTGTACATCTCTACGTGATCCGTATTCGGGTAAGGGTCGTCCCAAGACATGACAATCATGTCCGCCACTCGCATCTGGGCGATCTGGGCAGCCGACGGCATACCCGAGCCACGCACAACCTGAGTGCCCCGGTTGTACTGGTCACCCGTCCACGTCCCCGGGTTGATACCCGCAACATCCATGTACGCCCGGTAGATACTCCCACTACAGTCAGTAAACCCACTCCGATCCGGGTCCAGACGCCCCGGCGCCTGCCGGTACAGGAACTTGTACTGCCGGTCATACATCCACTTGTACACCAGCTGAGCCTTGTCCGAGCCAGCCGGGGCGTTACCACCACCACCAGCAGCCCCACCCGCGTTACCAGCCGTCGCCGCACTACCGCCACTGGACACACTGTTCTGCGGAACCAGCCACTGATTCGCGTTACCCGTCGGCCTGGCCACCACCAGCCCCGACGACGTCGTCAGGTACAAGTTCCCCAAACCGTCACGCGCCACCCTCGACAGAGACCCCGCGTTCGAGCCCCCGTTCGTCGCACCACCAGAGCCCCCGTTCCCAGGGTTCTGGGCCGCCGCCGCACCCGGCGACGACACCCCAGACGTGTCCTTGCTCTTGATGATCCGGTACGCCTGATTGTAACGATTCGGGTACTTACCCAGCACCCCATTGTTCAGGCAACCGTGCAGCACACCCTCAAGAGACGCGTTACCACCCACGTTGTTCATCACCTGGATCGCGTATCGAGGGCCCTGGTGGTACATGACGCAGAAGAAGATGAACGTGTCCGTGTTCGTCGTCGGCTCCAGACCCAGGTTCCGGGCCGCCTGGAAGTACCCCTCCAGGTCAGCCACCAACTGGGCGTCCTGCTCCTTCGCCCCGGCCCGCAGCAGAGGCAGTAGAGAGTTCCCCTCACTCTTGGACAGCCACCTGTTCGTCCACCACGAGTCGTTGCCGTGGGATGAGAGGTCAGAACGCAGCGCAGCCTCAACGCCCGCATACTCGGCCGCGTGAGCCGCCCCCATCTTCTTGATGATGTCGGCGGCCCGCGGCCCGTACCACTGGGCGATACCCACGGTAATCGGGTCGTTATAGTTGATGGAGTCGTACCGCATGGACGACTCCACCGTCCCGATCGCCTTGATAGCCACCTTCTTGGCCGTCTCATCCCACGCCATCGTTACAGCACCTGCCAGGTCGCGAACGCGTAGTACTCCTCGCCAGCACCCAGGCCGGACGCCACCAGCTGGGAGGCCGTGTTCACGTACGCGGTCCTCCACGTCTGGTCAGACCTCATGATCTGGAAGTACTGGTTGGAGAAGGGCGTCGCCCACCTAGGGATCGACCAGAACGGGTGGTCCGCCCCAAGGGTCTGCAGCATCTTGAACCAGCCGCGCAGGTACACAGTGTCACCCTGTCGCTGGATGCGCAGGGTCATCGTGGACTGTTGCACACCGTTCGCGTCCGTCCCATACGCGTCCAGGTTCCTCCACCCGTAGTTCTGCCAGCCGGAACCCCCGTTGTACCAGGACATGAACAGGTTCCGCGCCGTCTGGTAGCCCGCGTCGGTCAAGTGCACCTCGTCATTGCCACGGATCACGGACGTGTCGCCGTGGAACCAGGAGCGGGACCCCTCACAGACGGCTGGCTGCATCTTCTCGAACGCCCACGAGAACTCTGAGATGCGTGAGGTGATGGACTCACTCATCTTCCCAGAGTTCAGGGACGAGTCGTTCCAGATGACGGGGATGCAGTAGACCTTGGCGTACGGCCATGTCCGCAGCACGAAGTCCGCACACCCCTGGGCCTCGTTCTGGACGTTGGCCATCGCCCGGATGTCGTTGAGCATGTCGACGAAGACGACCGCACCCACCCGGCCGTTGAGGCCAGCCTTAGTGAGTTCAGCGTAGGCGTTGTTCAGCTGGGTGGAGAAGCGAGCACCGAGGGCGGAGGTGAACGCCCCACCGCCGATGCAGTGGTTATGGGGTGTCATGCCCATGTCGCGTGCTACGTCGTTCAGCCACTTGCCGCCGTCGGTGGTGCCGTTGGAGGACCCGATGAAGACGACGTGGTCGCGGTGGTTGTTGAGGAGGTACCGGTTGTCGGACTCGGTCTTGGAGTAGAAGTCGTTGCGGACCTTGGTCTCGACGGCCTTGATGTGGCTCTCGATCTCGTACATAACGTTCGTGGTGAGTGCCGTGTACGAGTCACCGTTCATCATGCGATGGGAGAGGCCGCCCTTATCGATCCTCTGGCCGTTGTAGGTGACGGTCATGGGGGTGATGGCGGTCTGGATCAACTTGGCCTTGAACTCCTCGATGAGGGTGTTCATGGCGTTGATCTTGGCCTCGGTGGACTGTCGGGAGTCGTTCAGGAAAGACTCGAACTGGTCGAGTTTGGCCTTAGAGTCCTTGGCCCACTTGTCGGCGGTATCATTGATATTCTTGACCATCCCCTCAACCTCTTTACCGAAACTTTCAGCATAGGTGATGGTGTCAATAACGGCCTGGCGAATCCGGTCAAGGATCTCCAGGACGGTGAGACCGTTGTTGTAGGTGAATGGTGTTGAGTACGGGGTCTGCGGGGGCTGAAGGTGGTACAGAGCAGAGTTCAGCGCGCTGATCCTCGGGTCATCAGTAGGCATAGAAATCATTTCCAATCATGTCGACGGGCGGGTTCCAAATGAGCATGAACAGTGGTTCCAGTTGTGCGACAACCATCATATCAACGTTGATAATCGCATCCCTGTGCGCCTGGATAAGAGAAGCCATAGTCCCCGAAAAACCCTCAGAGGACGACTGAGCGGCCGTCGCAGCAGACGAGTGCTGCCTACCACTACTCGACCCCTCCCCCGTCGAGGACGCATCCGTCGACGACGTCGAGTCAGCAGCACTCGTCGCATAGTCCCCGTTACCAGCCAGACGCACCTGAGGAGTCTCAGAGTTCACAGCCCTCGACTTCGCCGACGACTTGTTCCCCGACTTCGAGGACTGAGACTCACTCGACTCCACATCATTCGTGACCGAGGATGTCGACCCCGACTTGACGCGCTGCGTCACGTACGGGTCACGCTTCGTCATCTCAGCCTCATAGAACTGGTTGTAATAAGGCATGATCTCGGCCATCTTCACACGTAGCTGGAAGAGGAACTGGTCGATCGACTCGTGCCCGATCTCGTTGTACCAGAAATGCTGCTTGATGCGGGCGTTCAACGTCTCCCGATACCCGTCCGCGAAGATCGGGTAATGGGACAGTGCCTCGTCAATCAGCCGTTCAGGTATCTTCCGTAACTCGATCGTGTAGTTACTCATTGGGACCCCCAAGATCAGTACCAGAACTGGTAAGTGACTCAAGCGCTGACACAGGAGTCATCGGATTAAGGGTCGACAGGTCGGTGGCACCCGCAGAGTCATCCAGGTTCCAGGACGGTTTCACACTGAGCCCGTACTTGGCGTTGATCCAGTCCGCCGCATACTGACGTGACTGAAGGTTCACCGCCCTCATCGCCAGCACCTGACCAGAAGAACCAGACGCCTCTTCAACAACCATGCGCTCCCTCTTCGAGGAGTTCACGTTCATGATCCCAAGCAGTGTGAGCGCCTCGTTCCAGATGCGCACCTTTGCCTCAAGCACGTGAGGCAAGTAGTCCTTGTCGATGCCTGTGGACAGAGACCCAATCTTGTCGTTCAGGGTGCCGATGCCGGTGACCGAGTTGACGGCCGCGATCATGGGCTCACCCTCAGCCATCTTCTTGTAAGCGTCCAGGACACTCTTGCGCTCATTCGTATCGGCGGTCAACAGGACGGGGACACGCATGTGGATCAGGTCGATCTCGCAGGTCACGTCGATCTCTGCCAACCTGTTGGCGTAGATGGAGATGATGTCCGTGTCACCGGTGCGCGTGTAGTTGTTCCAGATGGGGACGCAGTCGTCACCGGAGAGCACCTTATTGACCATGGTGTTGCCGTACACGAGGAACCTCGTGGGGTTGTAGTACATGTTCGGGGTCCCGTTACCCGAACCCTGAAGGGAGAAGTAGCGCATGTACTCCTCATCCCAGAAGAACACGCACAACCCCTTGTGCATGAGCGTCATCTCAAGGTAGCGGGCATCAATCTCGTCAGGGAGACCGTCCCACGTGTAACGGTTCATGCACATCTCGGACAGTACACGAGAGTACATACCGACCAGTGCGGTCTTCCTGTTCATGCCCGGCGACACCGTCATGTACTTCATGAACGGTGTGTAGATGTTGTCTTTCACGAAATCAGCCATTGGTCAGTCAAACTCCTTAATCCACTCGATAGGCTCATTGGCGATAGCCACGTCGTCGATGTACTCACCCGGCTTGAGTGGGTCATGCCACACTGTAACGCCCTTCTCCAAGATCCCCCTGAGAGTCTCCACGAAGAACTGCGGGCAAGCGGCCGTAGCGATTCGCACGTCCAGGCACTTCCAGTAGGAGAACCGCTTCATGCACTGAAGCCGCTTAGGGAGACGCTGCATAACCCGGTTCACCGCATACCCGAAGTAGGACCACATGTCACCCTGACGGATGATGGCCGCCTGATCAACCATGCGCAGACGCGTGTACAAGACCGCCCCATTCTGGACCCAGTTGAAGGCGTCCCCGCCAACACCAGACCCAATCGTAGGTGAAACAGTCTCCGTGTCAGCTACGGAGGCGTTGATCGACTCGATCGCGTTCGAGTAGTCACCACGTGCCGCATAGTTCGCCAGATCCAGGTTCGCCTTCGCATTGGAACCTGTGAGCATGTTCTGCTCACTCTGGTTCGCCCTGGTCACGTTCTGAGAGATCACGTTCCCCATGTTGCGGGCGTTAATGTCAATGCCTGTGTTGATGTCGTTGGAGACCTGGTCCTGCACATAGGAACCCAACTTGCCGATACCGGCCAGCGGAGACGTGAGCGCGGTGCCGATCGCACCACCGATCCCGTTAATGGCACGGTTCGCGTTCGCAACCTGAGTGTGAGCCATCTGCGCCGTGTTGGCCAGCGCAGTCTGAAGGTTCTGACCACCAAGATTGTTCTCCATGATCGCGTTCGACGTACGGATCCCATGCATCGTCTGGTCGAACGAGTTCTGGGCCGAGCGCAGCGCCTTGTCACGCCCCCACCCAGCACTGGCACGAGACTGTGCAATCGAGTGTGCGTTGGACGCGTACGCCATGATGGACTGATCATTGACCACAGGGACATGTGGGAAGTTGTCGATCACCAGAGACTCGTTCACGTACTCCATGTCAGACTTCCAGATGGATGTCGGGCGGAACGAGTTCAGGGCCCTCACGTGCATGACAATACGCGGGCTCGGTGGAAGAACGTGCCACTCCACGAGCATCTCGATAGCCCCACTGTTGACGAGCATCGGATCCAAGACAAGGCTCGACCCGTTGTTGGCCGTGACCTCGTACATGATGTACGGGGCGCCCCAGAACTTAGCGAACCGCTTCAGGTAGGCGAGACCCTTGGCGCCAAGTGCCTCAACCAGTTTTGGCTCCTTCTCGATCCACTCACAGGTCTTGCGGGGGTAGATCCCTTGAGCCGCGTAACAGGTGCTCCCACCAACAACCTCCACAACCTTGTTGAGACCCGCACTCCCGGCGGCACCCGAGGCGGGCTGTACAGCGACGTTCGGTGTGGGAACGATGTACACGTCCTGAATACCCTGGGAGATCCACGGGTAGTTGGACATGGACTTCATGACGTCAGACAGTTTCTCAAGCGGACACGAGTAGTACGTGGCACCACTGACCAGACGCATCCCCTCACCAGAGTCCGTCTGCCCGATGTAGTCCTTGGCACGAGACATCTTGACGTTGGACCCGTACGCGGTGGACATGTTCGGGTTCGACGCACTCCCCCAGTCACCCTCAAGGTTCACGGAGGACACGATGATCGCCGTGAACTTGAATCGGTTAGCTAGGGATCCGGGGGTCGGGTCGAGGTAGGACGCCACGTACGACTTCATGATCCGCATGCGCTGACCCAGGTCAATCGACTCGGGTACACGCAGGAACGTGTTGTAGTAGTCGATGAATCTGTCGTAGACCGCAGGGTCCATGTACTGCTGGGACCGGAACTCAAACTGGTGCGAGCGCTCAATGTACGCGCTACGGAAGTCCACCAGGTGGTGGTACGTCTGCCACACGTCAAGGGATACGGTCAACTGGGTTGTTTCGGGGGCAATGTAGTCAACCGATGTGATGAAGTAGAAAAACGTTGTAGCACGGTTCTTCTGAGAGATCGGGAACGAGGGGTTGCGAACAATCAGGTAGTTGAAGACATTCGCCTCACTGAACGGTAGTGAGATACGCACAGGCCTGTTCTGACCACAGTACGTGAGCCCCTCAATCGACACAGTCGGAAGATGACGCTCAGCATTAAACCGCTGAATATACGAAACAGCATCCTCCGGACCACCAAACCAGTACACGTCCCTGTACATCGAATCCCAAGGAACCGAACACAACGTCACCTCAGTCCCCGGACCCCACACCGAATAGTCGAACTGAGTCCCAAACGTAGACTCACTAGGTAGCGACTGAATACCTGTCATAACTCCTCCAAAGCAAATGGGGTGCCACAGAAACTCCGTGACACCCCATTAGCATAAGGTGAGGTCAGCCAGACAGGCCAGCCTTGTCAGCCACCACCGTCAGAGAGAACGAGGAGTTCTTCTCAACCAGAGTCTTCGTAGTCGTATTCTCCCAAGACACCTTGCAACGGACAGTCAGCGACGTACCCGTCTCCTGAGGAGACACGACCAGCAGACCATCATTCCCAATACGAGTACCAAGATCCTTGTTCCCCTCAACAGACCACTGCTCCGTGAACTCAAGATCAGGCGTCGAGTCACCAAGACCCTTCAGGACCGCCCGCATCTGAGCCTGACCACCCTTGACGATCTTCCCCGAACCCTTCGCAGAGTTCTTCGCATCAGTCTCACCCCCATCAATCACGAACTCCAGCGAGTCAATGTCGACAGTGTCCGCAATCTTAATCGGAGACGCCGGAGTGTCAGCCGCCGTCGAGAACTTCACAATCGGAGTGAACGGGGAGGCCGACAGAACCTCCCAGTGGTGCAGGAAGTAGTTCGTCTGACGAGACACCGCATTGAACTCAGTAGTCGTCTCAAGCGACACATCAGCAACAACCAGGAAGTCCTTCGTCGTCAGGAACGCCTGGACACCGGGCATACCAATGTCCTCCTGCCGGATCTCAACAATCCGGGTCGGAACCTTCGCGTACTCCACGTTAAACAGTGCAGCCAGGGCGTTCACGTCCAGGGCCGCGTTCACCTCAGGAGTCGTGAACAGGATCAGATCCTCAGGCTTCACGGACGCAGGCATCTTCGCACCGTTGTACTTCGGAGACATGAACTTCAAGTTCCCGATCATCGCCTTGATCTTGCGCAGCAAGACCTTAGCGTCCGCCTCGGTGGAGGAGTTCACACCAACATCGGGGACATTCACGTTGAAGAAGTTGTACCGGTTGTCGAACGCCCGGAAGATGGACGTCATGTACAGGTACTCGTCCCAGTTGTCCGACGTGGTCGGGGCGTTGATAATCTGCTGCGTGTAGTCATTCAGACCCGTCTCGTCCAGGAACGCACGACGCAACGTGTTATCGTCCACGGTCACCGGATAGTAGTCCTCACGATTGATCTTGTGGAACGCCGTCGCAGTATCCACCTCGTGACGACCGAAAAGCTCGCGCTCAAGATACTCACGGTCATGCGAGTAGTGATGGGCCTGCACCAGACCGACCGCGATCTCCTCGATCGTGTCACCAGTGGACAGCATGCCACGCTTGAACTCAGCCAACTCGTTGAACCACACGTTGTTCTGGGCGTACACCAGACCAATACGGTTGATGAGGGACTCGATGAACTCGTTGCGGGTCGGACGGAACGACATGATCGCGTCCGCCACGTCACGGATGTTACCGCTGGTGGCGGACGGGATACGGCGACGGTACTCAAGGGAGGCATCGTTACGAATCGCGTTCAGGACAGGGACGTTCTCCGCGTTGCGGACCTTCCCGTAGTACTTCTTAGGCATCACTCATCATCCTTCTTGTCGCTGGTGGAGATCAGATCATCGAACGTCACACCGTCATAGTCAGCGGCACCCTCCTCGCCCGGCTGGCTACCGGCAGCATCGGAAGGGTCGGTGCCAGGGGAGGCCATGAGCAGGTCATAGTTCTTGGACTTGAGGTCAGAGACCATCTTCTCCTTGTCCTCAAGCATCTTGGCGTACTCAGCCATCTTGGAGTCGGCGCCACCAGCAAAATCGGACAACTCACCCCAAACCGAGTTCAGGTTATCGAGAATGTCTGAGTGATCGCCACCCAGAATGTCCCCCAAACCCGTCATCGCGGAGGTGAACCTACCTCCAACGTCATCAAGAAATCCCATCATTCCTCCCTTTCTGTGCACAAAAAGATATGGTGGGTACTTACGTACCCACCATATCACCAGCGGAGAGACGGAAGACAGCCCTAGGACGTGTCAGGTCATCAAGCGCTAGCGGGTATCAGCCCGTGACGTGCTAGTCACTTGCCAGTGCTCGCCTTAGCATCCTCCACGAATCGAGTCACAGCCTCTGTCAGAATCTCAGGAACCTCACGACGCAGTTCCCAGTGCAGATCCTCAAGGTCCGCAGCAACCTGCTCAGTGACAATGACACTGATGTTCTTGTAGCCAGCCTTAACGCGTGCCATAACTTCCTCCTACTTGAGTGTGAATGATGTATCAATAAGCGAAACCCCACCCGGGACTCGCTTGGGAACCAACTTACCATGCCAAACCTGAGGATGCAACATGTCCTCCAAACGAACCTTCGCAGCGATCTCCTTCGGTAACCCCGCAATATGCACATCGTCATAATCCCCGAAACGTTCGCAATACTGTTTTGCCCTCAGGAACACTGCATCATCGAACGGCTGTCCGTCATGCTCAACCTTCCAGGCCCCCAACTCATTGGGATGCAAATACAAGTCCGGTTCGTCCGTACCCCTCAGGTGCAGAGAGTCGGTATCGCAGTACAGGAACCTGTCGTAGTTCGCCTGAGCGGACCGGATCAGGTCCTGCCGGGCGTAAGCAGTGATGAATGCACCCATCGCCGTGTAGACAGGGTTCGATTCCTCATGGTCACCAATACGGAGTTTCACTGTATCGCCATCCAGGTATGGGACCTTAGGAGTAACGTTCGTATTCTTCGCAAACTTCCCGTACAACGAGTTCAGGTGAAGTTTCGCGATCGTCCTAGCACCACCCGTGGAATTCCTCTTCACCGCCATCCACTTGTCAATATAGTCATTGAACAGGCCATCCACCGCCTTGAAGTTCCAGTACCCACTGATCGCGTAGATCGTCAGATCATACTGCTCCTCCCACAATTCCAGATCCACAGACGTGATCGTCACCGTCGTCGGCTCATCCACCACCTCAAGGAACTCGTTCTGGTTGAACCTCACCGACCGCTTGAGTTGGATGCACGGCAGATGGTCAGGCTTAAGACGCGCCGTGAACGTCAACGACACTGTGTACAGGTCAGCGTCCGGATCCTCGGTCTCAGACCACCATGGGCGCCCATAAGGCAATTGCTTGGTACGCATAACCCACGGGTACATAGAGTTCTTGTCAATCGTGATACCCGGGCCAGTCAGTCTACGGACCCACTTCCTATTCGGCATGGCAATTCCTCCTCGATATGCCGCTCTGATGTCGTCATCCACCGTCTTGCTGAGGGTGGGGAAGGTGCGCGAGAACCCCTTGCCGTGAACCTTCTTAAACTCGGCCAGAGAGTCAGCACCGACGGTCAGACGCGTCATCCCACTCGTGAGGACGACGCGCATGGCCTGGGCCATGATGTGAATATCGTTGTACAAGTACTCCCACTCCTCGTCGGAAGGTAGATACCCGATCGGCCTGTCGGCGTCGTACTCGATGTCACCCTTGCGGGAGTCGAGGTTGAACGCCTTGGGCACCTCACGGACAGGGAGCGGGATCTTCTTAAGAGAATCCCTGAGTTCAACCTTCACACCGTCCTTCGAGACAATCGTGATGGAGTAGAACTTGCCCATCCCACTGATGAGAGTGGAGAACTCGCCCCTCTTCGGATTACCTGCCGTCCAGGTGTACTCATTCTTGAACAGGTGATCGAGAATGAAGGACCCGTCGAATGCCAGGTTGTGGAAATAGGTGATGGAGGGGGCTGACAATAAGTACGCGACATACGAGCCAACCCCCAGACCTGTCATGTAGTCGTCGTAGTCGCTGATGGACATTGAGCCCCAGCACCACACTCGACAATCAAGTGGATTGGTTGTCGTCTCGAAGTCGGCGCACCGGTTAGAGGTCGAGTTTCTGGGCATACTTGAAGTACTCCATTGCCCTACCCATTGACTGTTCGCCCCGCTCAAACGCAGAGTCGACCATCTCGGGACTCTGGTTGTTGGACCCGTCAAGGACACGCATCTGCATCTGCATGGCTATATACTTCATGGCTAACTCGTTCGGGAAGTCTGTGTGGGACCAGATGAACCAGAACTGCTGATCTGACAGTGAGTTGAACTTGGTGCGCAATTCCTCGTCCCCGATCACATCCATCATGTCATTCATGTATCCACGGGCAGTAGTAATCATCTCACCCGTACCGTACATGTGGGTCATCTTCGAGTTCTGGTGCGCAATCGTCTTTGCACCCTCAGTCCCCATAATCTGCTCAGGCTTGTAGATCTTCAGTTTCTTCATCCCGTCATACGCCTCGGTACCATGCACTGGATGAGCAGGGGTGATCATCGCCCTACGCTCCTTCGCGGTCATACCGAGAGGTTCGATGAAGATGTTCTCGTACTTGCGCTGCTCAGCCTCAACCTTGCGATTGACTCGCTTCACAGACTCCACGTAGTTGCGATACGCCTGACGGGTCACAATCGTCCCGCGTGCACCACGTAGGTAACCCACCGACGGGCGACGAAACCTCTTCTGGTTCTCAAGTAGGTTCTTCAACCGATCACCAGACATATGGGAGATCGCGTCTTTACCCACGCGGGGATCGTACTCAGTCCCAGTGATGTCGATACCAGAATCACCAGCAGCCATACGCCTGATCTTCCTTGACACTAGTGCCTCGGACTTCAGTGCCGCTGCACGCAACTCACCCAGTTCAGCCTTCGTGTACCTCATAACAGAATCCTCCCCCGCCCTCCCCATTCGGGAGAGCGGGGGAGGACGTCCGTCATCCTAGACTCAGACCAGGGTCAGTTTGTAGAAGCGGCTGATACCCTTGCCCTCCTCAGTGACCTTCACCTTGAGCGGGGTGGGCCACTGGCTCGGATCACCCAGCAGGGTCAGGATCCGCTTGGCAGCGTTGAAGACCGGGCCGCTGAAGGCCTGATAGGCCTTGCCGTCAGGGGTGATGAAGATCGTGCGAACGGCGGGCTCGATCTCACCGGTCTTCTCGTTAACGAACTCGGTCGCCTCGATGACCATGTCGCTGATCTCGAAGGGCTTGCCGCCCAGTTCAGAGATGTTCTCGGCATCGTTGACGGCATTGAAGACCTTGGTCTTCGTCTGGAAGTCGTCACCCTTCACCGTGGTGAAAATGCCATTCTGGGCGGCGAGGCCGGCGAGAGGGGAGTGGGTGGTGGTGATGTCGGTGCTCATGTCTGTCTTTCCTTCTCAGAATAGTGTGTCCTGCTGTTCCGTTTGTGCGTTGAGATCTGGTACTGCGAGGAACAGCGGTTTCGCGGTCCAGAAGATCAGTTGAGTGAGTAGTTCCTGCTTTGTCGGTTCCTCACTCAGGTAGAGGTGAATTCGGGGCCTACCTATAGGGTTGACCGTGACCTTACACGGTAGGTTGTTCGTGTATGAGACCTCACCATACTCGGTGTAAAGCGAGGATGAGTAAGCGCGACGTGTATGAATAACCCTGAAACGATGTGAATCAAGTTGCTCATCAATACCTATCCAATACTCAATAACACTCTCCTCGGGTGTGACTCCACATGGCCGAAGGTCTCCAGCAGTCGCCGAGCTGTTAACCCGTAGATCGCAGCGAACTTCTGCCTGTCCGTAACCCTCGTCGGGCAACCCCCTGGCACCCATAGCCCCTCCATCTTCTCAATAATGAGGTTCCCACTCCACAGTGGCCCCTCATGCTCCCTGATTTCCTTCTCAGTGAGTCCACTCTTCAATGCAGTTCTCCCGTATGTCAATGACAAGTTCAAGCCTGTCAAGTGGGTGTCTGTTGTCCTCGTATGCCTTGTCTACCGCTTCGCAGACTCGCTCAACAATGTGGTCGCAGTTGATGACCTTCAAGTACCTGTAGACCGCAGTCAGTGACCAGGTCCTGAAGAGTTCGCGACCATCATCCTGGATGATGAACGTTTCATATCTTGAGCGAAACATCACCATCGGTATCCTGCCAGAAATGCAATGGTAAGGGTTAGCACTATGTTCCAGGCGATCAATAGGTTAACGGCGTTAACCTGTGATAGGCCAAGCCACTCAGTGAACCTCATCAGAAGACTCCTCCCTAACAATCTCGTTCACAACCTCAGCAAGCCGCTCAGCAACCCACGACTCACCCTCACCCGGAACAGCCTCCAGAGACAAACAGTGACGAGCCTTCGCAGAAGCCATCCCAGGAGCCGTGTAAGCCACCAGAACCAGAGCAGCCGACCCCTCCTCCGTCCAGATCGACAGGCCAGCCCCATCATCCTCAAGGCGCGGCTCACAACCCTCCTCGGCCAACTCACCGAACAGGCGGAACATTGCCTGCCTCTCCAAATCAACCAAATCGTTGATCATTTGATCCTCCTCAATACGTCAGGGCGTTTCCCCGAACCGGATAACTCAATAGTGCACCATTACCGGATAGGCGTCAAGGGAACAGTGTGTGATGGTGCTCACTGTAATGGGCGGGTAGCAGACAGGAGTGG